TCTAGTTTTGCTGACTTTGAATCCCTAGATCCAAAAGTGATTGATGCGCTTTGAATGGTTACGTAAAACCCGTTATAAAATGCCCCCGTATCGTATAAATCTGGTCGGCCTAATCCAGGTAGCGAGTTTAAAAAGTTCTTATATTCAGCATATCCTCCGCTTGCGTAGTCTTGCAAGAAAGTTCCGTCCGATCTTTGCCCCTTATTGTAAAGCTGGTCTTTATTTAATGATAACAGCTTTTCTTGATTAGACAAAATACTTTGCTTAACTATTTGAGGCAATGCATCCAATCTTTTTAATCTACGTGCTAATTCTGGCAATGTCATAAAACAAATGTAAACAAAAAAGCGTTCGGAAACCACCCCGAACGCTAAAACAAAACAAACCTAAAACTTATGAAAACATGAATATTCCGGTTCATGCTTGTAGAAAGGACAGGATTCGAACCTGTATTATACCCGAGAATGGGATCGAACCATCGACATATTCGCCTTAAACAATATAGGCGTGTTCTACCATCTGAACTACTCGGCCATAACCGCTTTGATCTGCGTGCGTCTACCATTCCGCCACCTTTCTATAATAAATCGGTTAAGTCCATCCAAACTTAACCGAATCTAAATTAACGTCCTAATCGCAATCAGGCTCTCTGTTCTGATTACACTTCAAATATCGTAATTAATTCTTTTGGTTGTATGTATTAATGTTGTTACTTAAAATATTTAATAGCATTATAAACTGTTGCCTTGCATACCTTGAACTGAATCTCTGCATCTAGTATAGCTTCGCCAGATTTACTACCTGTCTTAATCCTTGCATCAACATAGCGAAACAAAGTTAGCTTACTCAAAACACAAGGACTTAAAACCCCTGCATTTACAAGAACCTTTAGCTCCCCCTTGCTTTCCAATTCCGTTAGTATTTCGTGTGATCTTCTCAATTCTAAATATTGTTAGACAAACATACGAAATGCTTAGTATATTTTTACATCATGGCAGAAATAATTATTCGGGATTACGAGGATGATTTTTGGGGAGATGTTAATTGTATTGGAATGGGATTAAACCATTCTAGTATTATTGTCCCATTGATTGAGCAAGCCGTAACGAATGGTGAAAAAGAAATTACCGTAAACATTAATACTGTTGGCGGTTCTGTTTTTTGTTCTTTGGCGATCAAGACAGCATTACAAAGAGCTAAAGAGCAAGGTGTAAAAATAATAACAGTTAATGAGGGTGTTTGCGCAAGCGCAGGAACACAGATATTTATGGAAGGTGACGAAAGGATTTGTTATACTTCTTTATTTATGATTCATAATCCATCCTTATTTATTTTCGGCAACATGACCGAGGCAGATTTGGAAAGGGAAAAGAATGCATTAAAGATTGTTAAGGACACCATCCTATTAACTTATAAAGCAACAGGGCTAGATGATGTTACGCTAACTCAAATGTTAGATGCTGAAACTTGGTTAACACCTGCTTTGTGTTATTCTTTGGGTTTTGCTACTGAAGATAAATCTACCGTAGAAAATAAAGCAGATGTTCTCGAGAGTTCAATTAAAGCATTAGACAAAGCTAGTCCAGAGAATAGGATTTATGCAAATAAGTTTTTTAACTCAATTAAAAATAATAAAATGAATGTTCAAGAAGTATTGAAAAATCAGAACGAAACTCAAGCAAGAACAAATACACTTCTTGAAGATTTGGGTAAGTTCTTTAAAAACTTAGTCGCTCCCAAAAACGAGGGAGAAGAACCCGTAAACGATGATTCAGATTTAGCGGATGGCGGTAAAATTTATTACATGGGTGTTTTGGGTGTAGGTACTGAAGTATTTACAGACGAAGCAATGACAGAACATCCTGCTGCTGGTGATCACGATTTGGTTGATGGTAATTTTATCACTGTTGATGATGGCGGTATAGTTACTGTAATGGATAAGAAAGAAGATCCTGCTACTGATGATTCTGCTGATGTCGAAAATCTTAAAAATGAGATTGAAACATTAAAAGCAGAGAATGCAAAATTAGTTGAAGCTACAAATTCATTAACTGCATCATTGAATGCGGCTAACGAGGGCTTAGACAAAATCAAAAACATTAAATCAACTTATGAGCCAGATGCTCGTCAACAAGAGATTGATCGTAAGTTGAAGTTGGAAAACAACGACAACAAAACTATGGCGGATATTACCGCTCGTAGAGAAGAACGCAAACAATTAAATAACAAAAAATAGATATGGCATTACCTATCAACACTATCCCATTATCAGCAACAGATTTCTGCGGAAAGCAGGTAATGGCGTTTAAAGAAGCCTTTTGGACTTCTACATTTCAAAACCCTGCGATCAATGAATTGCTAACTGTTATCCCTGGCGTTAAGGCTAAGCAGCAAGTAGTAATTTTAGGTTTGATCAATATGGCCTCAAAAACCATTCAAACTGTCAATTGTGCTCCAGATGCTTCAGATCAAATCGTTCCGGATGTTCAGAAATTTTACGATCCAGAATCTTTCGAAGATCGTTTCGTTGAATGCTGGAAAAACCTTTTGGAGAAGTTTTACGTATGGGGCTTAAAAAATGGTATCGACAAACCGAACTTAACTGATACGGATTTTGCTGATTTCTTAATTGAAAGAGTTTCGGATGCATTATATCAATCATTGTACCGTATCATTTGGTTCGCTGAAAAAGCTGCCGCACGTATTGCAGATGGCGGTCACTTTGGCCCTACTTTCGATTTACGTTACGTAAACGGTATCAATGGTTTATGGCAACAGTTTTTTGCTATCGGTGCAGCTAATCCAACGCAAAGAGTAACGATTGCTAAGAATGCAGGAGCAAACTTTGCCGCTCAAAAATTTACTGCTGCCGATACAACTAATCAAGTTGTTACAGGTTACATGCAAGAAATGATTGACAGCATGGACGAGCGTTTAGCTGGTGACGATCCTAAGTTTTACGTAACACGTTCAATCTGGAATCAATTACAAGCAGAGCGTAGGGCATTCCCTTATATTGACTTAGCTTACAATCGTACCGAAGCAGGTTTTGATACCATGCAGTTTGGTGGTTACGATGTTGTATTGTTGAAATTCGAAGATCGTATGATCAAACAATTTCAATCTTCTGCAACAGTTAGCTACCTACCTCACCGTATTTATTTCACTACTAAGGAAAACTTACATTTAGCAACTGAAGAAAGCAATGTTGAGGGAATGACAAGGGTTGAGGAGTGGTACGATCCAAGATCGAAAGAATACGGTATCGATACTTTGTTCACGCTTGATGCTTTGGTAATAGAGGATTACAAGGTAATGTTGGCTTACTAATTTAAAAGGAGGAAAATAATATGGCAACCATTTGCGGATTAATCTCCGATGATATTGAAAGAAACTGCGATGCGCTCCCTGTTGGGGGCGTAAAGTCAGTGATTCACGTAATGAACTTGGCTGATATCGAGGCTGTGGCTTACGATACGACAAACCCATTGATCGTTACCGACATCACATTAAAGACAGGCGCAAAGGCGTATAAGTACGAGGTATTCAAACGTGGTCACAAACCTAGCTTTACGCTTGTTAAAGGTGATTATGGCGATAGATACAGACACCAGATCGACACTTCTATTCAAGTTTGGGATAATACAACCAAAGCACAAGTGGAGGGCTTGTTCAGTGGTGAGGTGGTGGTAATAGCTGAAAACCTACAGGCTAGTGGAGACGCTCGTTTTGAGATTTACGGTTATTCAAACGGACTTTCCGTAGCTGATGGAGCAACACGTAACCTTGGCGAAAACGAGGGCGTATTAACTTACACATTGCAAAGTGAAGATGGCAGCTTAGAGGCTAAGATTCCTTATACATTCGCTGTTTTAACAGGTAGCGTTTATAGTTATACAGATACTTTGGAAGCGGTAATAGCTTTGGAAACTCCAGCTACTTAAAATCAAAATATTTTTACTAAATTAGGGCGGCAATAGAAAGCCGCCTTTTTTGTATGAACGTAAAAAAAACCTATGAGGATATCCAGAAATTATACGATCTGATATTCGCAATAAACAAAAGAGAGTATAAGGCAATCGAGGAGCTTAACAGGCTTAACAGGATTGTATTTGGTGAGCCTGTAGTAACAGGATGCTCTAATTGCCACATAAAGGCTTACAAAAATTTAATTTCATTAACAATAAAAGATTTACAGGAAATGGCAGATCAAAAATTTAAAATCAAGAAAGAACATTTAATCGAATGGCCAGCAGGAAGCGGAGCGTTCTATAGTTCTAAACTAGGTATTTCTGATGAGGTTGCTACGGCTTATCTTGAAAGGTTTCCAAAACACTTAGATAAGTTTGAGGTTTATCCAGGCTCTGAAAGCGAAAGCAAGGAGTTGAGCGTTAAAGCTAAAAAAAAAGTAACCGAAGAAAAAAAAGAGGATAAAAAAGATTAATCACAAATGAGCAGAATCCAGAACTTACCAGATGCAGCACCTAGAATAGTTGTTGTTGATGGGGGCAAATTAGGCATAAAGACGTATGGCGAAGATAACGGTTATCCGCAAAGGATGCTTAATATGTATAACGCTTCGGGTTCTGCTAAAATGTGCGCTAATCTTTGCGCTTCTTATATCATAGGAAAGGGGTTTGAAGATAAAGAGTTTTACAAGGCAAAGATAAACGAAAAGGGATTAACGCCAGACAAGCTTATTAGGCAGCATGCTGCGGATAAATCAAAGCTTAGAGGTATTGCTTTACTTATAAATTATAATGCTGCGTATCAAAAGGAATCTGTTTACTTTGTGCCATTCGAAAACTGCCGATTAGGAAGCGATTTAAATATAAACAAGATCGGTATATCTAGTGATTGGTATTCTAATGATGGAAAATCAAAGAAAGTTAAGCAAGAAGATATTATTTTCATAGACAAGTATAATCCAGATCCAATTTATATTGAAAAACAAGTTGAACGTGCTGGCGGTTGGGATAATTATAAAGGACAAATACTTTGGTTATCACAGGATTTTGAAAGTTACCCTTTAGCTACTGTAGATCCTGTATTAAATGACTTGCAGGCAGAGATTGAGAGCGGAATTACAAGACGAAACAATTTGCGTAATAATTTTCAGCTAAAAACTATTTGGATTGAAAAGGGGCAAACATCCGACGAATCAGAGCAAGAGGAAGTAGTGAATGGAATACGGGACTTTGTTGGAAGTGAGGGCAAGCAAGTAAGCGTTGTATTTAGCGAATCGGATACGGGCGCGGATATACCAGAACTTAAAACACTTACATCATCAATCAATGACAAGCTATTTGAATATACCGATGCTTCTGCAAGACTTGCTATTTATACTGCATTTGGCCAGCCAGCTATACTTCATTCAGACTACAAGGGAACAAATGGATACAACGAGGGGCAATTACCTCAAAGCATGGCTTATTACAATGCCGTTACCGAACCTGATAGAATTGTTTTTGAAGAATTGTTTACCGAAATATTCAGTAGGTACAAAGAAAATATTAATCCAGAAGGTTCTTATAAAATCACTCCATTAAGTACAATATCAACCGCAGACTTAACAACAGAAGAAAATAAACCATTAATAGAAACGATTGGAATAGGTGGAACACAGGCATTACAAGCTATTTTAGCTGATCCTGCTACAACTTCAGATCAAAAGAAAAATACATTAGTTATTGTATTTGGAATTAAACCAGAAGATGCAGCATTGTTAGCGGGCATAACAACAGGCACAATTGAAACTCCAGAGGAATAAATATGGCACTACCAACAATAATAATATCTAAAGCGGATTTTGAGGATATTCTCGAATTACCTTCAAATATGCGTGACGAAAAATTAAATCCTCAAATCGGTAAGGCTCAGGAATTTGATTTGGCTAAGTTGATGGGCGAAGATTTCTATTATTATTTCCTATCATGGTTCCAAACAGACGGAACATTAAAGACTGATGCACCGCAAGCTATACAGGATTTATACAACGGATCTACTTACACGCAAAATGAAATAGCAAAAAATAATCCTGGAATTAAGCCTGTTTTGGTTTGCTATACAGGAGCGAGATTAGTCCGGAAAGTTGATGCTCATATTACACCTAATGGGTATATGGATAAGGTCAACGAATTTTCTGAACACGTTAGCGGATCACGTAAAGCATTTGATAGCAACGAATACGACAACCAAGCGTTGGCTTATTGGCATAAGGTTTTGAGGTTCATGGAATCAGATAAAACTTTATTTCCTAAATATTTCACAGATGGTTGCGGATGCGATAACAAAGGCAAAGGGAGTGTAAAGCCAAGAATGGTTTCTATTGGCGGTAACGATTGTATTTATAACAACTATTCAAGAAATGGCAAACTTTACAACAGCAGACGATAAAAGGATATATGATCTGATGCAGGAGTTAAATCCTACAACAGATTGGAGTTTGCCTATAGATTTGCCTGGCAAAATAGGCGCAAGTAGAATAACGCTACTGCAATTGGTTAATTTGCTTTCTGGTTTAGGGGCAAAACAAGATGCTAATGCAGGGACTACAAATCCAGATAATACATTTGGCGATGTAGGGGATTTCTATTTTAAAATACCTTCAGATGGCTCTAGTTTAACCATGTTCAAAAAGGTTACTTCTAATTCGTGGTCAACTGTTTTTAACTTACCAATCGGTGGCGGTTCAACTTCAACAGAATTTAGAAGAACATTTTTAATACCAGCAGGAACTTTGGCTACCGATGGAGTTTTAAGCTTAGAAGGATTAACAAACGAGCAAGGCGATCAAATAATCCCGGATAAACCCAATTCTAATGTTTACGATGGTTCAAGCGGTGCAGTTTATCGATTAGATAAAACTATTAACGGACTTGAAACTGATGAAGATGGTTTAACAGTTCGTGATGTTTTGGTAGTGCTTAATGGAGTTGAGCCTGTTGAGCCTATTGAATTAAGCTTAGAAAACACTACAGGAACTTATATAAATTATTCTATAAATGGGGGTTCATTTTCAGTATTTAATCAGGGTGAATCTATAAATATTAATCCTGGCAATTCTATTATCATGGCTTTAGATCCTGAATCGACATTTATATTCAGTTTAAAAAACCAAAATGGTGTAATAACAAATACTGATGGAGGATCTGTATTGGAAACAACCCCACACGAATGGATTATACCTTTAGATTCTACAACATTAGAAATAATTTCAGAACGATAAATATTTATCATAATTTAACATGAAACTAAAAAAACACATACTTACACTATCGCTAATCCTCGCTACTGTTGTGGGATTTGCTCAAACACCTTACAAATTAAACTATCCCGATATTACATTAGGTAATAAGCCAGATGGTGGTAAAATAGTTTTAAATGGGTCAAATGTACAGTTTCCCAGAATTGGCTTAGGATCATCAACTGATAGCGTTTTGACTATTGTTAATGGGGTTATTCGTAAGGTCCCGAGGGCGCAGTTTTCGGGCGGTGGTTCAAACTTTGTAACTCTTGATGGAGACCAAAGTATAACAGGAACAAAAAAC